TTTACCTGTGCAGTATATCCACGAGCATATGTGATGTTGGCTGTGTTAGTTGAGCCATATGTGGTTTGATGTTGCACCGCACTCACAACACCAGTGGCATATGTGATGTTTGCCGACAAGCCTGTGCCCAATGCAGTGCCAATTGGTGTTATATAAACTACGCCACCTATGCCTGCGCCAGATGTAACATATCCATTGCCATATAAGTTTAAGAAATTCTGTTGAACTCCAACTGCAGCATTGAATGTTGATGATGCCGTAGTGCCCCACGACTTACCAGCCATGTTAAGATCTAATATGCTGGTAGTATTACGCAAACGATCACTATTGGTCATAGTGTTGGCAGTTACTGGCCATACACTTTGATAGTTCAATATACCGTTGGTAAATCGTGTGTTTGTGGTTTGGTAACTGCTTTGCAATCCAATGTTGCTTGTGGTCAACATCAAATAACTGTCGTTACTGATCAAACCGTTGATGTTGGGGTAGGTGGGTGCTTGTAACACTCCGCCGACATATACCGGAGGATTGTTTTTCATGTTCTGCCACAAGGGTGGTTGAATGCCAGGATCACTGTATGGACTTGCGTTAATGGTCACACGATAGTTTGTGCTATCGCTTAAGGTATTGCCTAACAAGTTGCCATTAAATGTTGTTCCACCACCTGTAGAACTAATTGAAACTACACCGGTTGCGGCATTGGCAGTGATACCTGACCCAGCAACAATAGCAGTTACACCTAAGTTGGTTATGCTGACTGCACCTGTTGCGGCGTTGGCTGTTATGCCTGTTCCAGCTGTGATACTGGTTACACCACTAGAACCGCCACCTGTTGAATAAGCAGTGCCATTGGCCCAGAAGTAACCGCCGGTTGATAATACATTACCTGATGTGGTTGTTCCTATAGTGGTCACATTGGCAGATGTGTATACATCACCAAATGATTGAATGTTGCCAGCTGTAAAATTAACAGTGGCGCCAGTTAAACTAACAGGGAAAGTATTAGATGGCGCATTGGGCGCACTAATGTAAACACCACCATTCGCATTGGTAATATTCAACGGACCGCCACCATTAGTAGTGATATCAAATTGTCCTGTTCTTTGTATACTTGGAGTGATAATTAAACCAGCATCAACAGTTCCAGTATTCATTGAAATATTATTACTGCCAAAGTTGGCCATCAATGCAATGACATTGGCATTGGTATAATTAGTACCAATACCACTTGCACCTGTTGCACCAGTAGCACCAGTTGCGCCAGTTGGTCCTGTAGCACCAGTAGCACCTGCGGCTCCAGTGGCACCTGCGGGACCAGTGGCACCTGTTGCCCCAGTTGGGCCTGTTGCACCTGTTGGGCCTGTTGCACCTGTTGCTCCACTACTTGAACTTGACCAAGCAGTACCATTGGCCCAGAATATACCATTTGATACTGTGACTGTGCCTGCATTAACATTGGCAAACACATTTGCCGAATAAGATGCAAGAGTATATTGAATAATAACAACACCATCTCGACCATTGGTGGAACCACCGATGATGTATCCGCCGCCGCCGCCGCCACCATATCCAGCGCCTTGATTGCCATTGGTTTCTGTAGGGCCATTGCTATTATAAGTTGCTGGGTTACCACCTTCGGCATAATATTGTGTTGTTCCGGTAATATTTGAATAAGCACCTTGCCCTGGAGTTTGACCAGGATAATAGCCAGCACCACCAGCACCACCGCCAGCACCACCTACATAAATGTAATTGCTTGGATGAGCATTATATCCAGCACCACCAGCATAACCTTGCCCAGCAGTGCCAGCACCACCAGAATTTGTTGCACCTAATGTATTGCTACCGACACCAGCACCACCACCAGATCCACCTGCGGCACCATTGCCAACACCACCAACGACAGCACCAACACCACCTGCGCCACCACCAATTGCAGTAAATCCAAATGCGCTTGAATCACCACCATTAGATCCTTGGCCGCCTGCAGTTCCATGTGTTCCGCCAGTTCCTACAGTAATTGAATAAGTAGTTCCGCTGACAACATTTGCTAAATTACCTGTGACAATATATCCACCTGCACCACCACCACCACCTGGATAACCATTATTTGGAACTGAACTGTTGACTTCTGAGCCACCACCACCACCAGCAATAATTAAAACATTTGCTGATATTAAATTGGCTGGTGCTGTCCATGTGCCCGATGAGGTAAATGTTTGAATATATGTTGTATATGTTGGAAAACCAATATTTCCTGTGTAAGTTGGCAAATAAGCAGCCACATTGGCATTGGTATAATTAGTACCACTACCACTTGCACCTGTTGCACCAGTAGCACCAGTAGGTCCACTTGCACCTGTTGCGCCTGCTGGTCCTGTTGCTCCTGTTGCACCCACATTACCTTGTGGACCAGTTGCTCCGGTAGCACCCACATTACCTTGTGGACCAGTTGCTCCTGTATTACCTTGTACACCTGTAGCACCTGTAGCACCAATAGGTCCTGTTGCTCCAATAACATATCCAGCATCAATTGTGGTACTGTCTGATAATGACAATGCCAAATTACCACTTGGTACTGGCGCTATAGAGCCAGTTGTACTAGCATTTACAACACTGACACCTGTTGCTCCTGATGCGCCAATGGGCCCTGTTGCGCCTGTTGATCCAGTAAGTCCTGTGGCACCTGTGGCTCCAATTGGACCAGTGGCACCTGTAACACCTTGAATACCTTGTGGACCAGTGGCACCAGTTAAACCAGTTGCTCCTGTTGCACCCACATTACCAGTTAAACCAGTTGCTCCTGTAACCCCGGTTGCGCCAGTTGCTCCTACATTACCAGTTAAGCCAGTTGCACCTGTTGGTCCTGTAGCGCCAGTTAAACCGGTTGCGCCTGTTGCTCCTACATTACCAGTTAAGCCAGTTGCACCAGTGGCACCCGCTGGACCTGTTGCTCCCGTTGGACCTGTTGCTCCCGTTGGACCTGTTGCTCCCGTTGGCCCTGTTGCGCCAGTTGCTCCAAGACCTGTGGCACCTTGAGGTCCTGTGGCTCCAGTAACGCCTGTTGCTCCAGTTGCGCCTGTTGCTCCAGTGGCGCCAGTTGCACCTGTTGCTCCAACGACCGGACCAATATTACTCCATGTACCAGAATTCAATACCCATAAATTACCTGTTGCCAAATCAACAACACCATTGCCATTGGTTGCGGCTGGGTAAGCGGCATTTAAAGTTGCTTGTGGATTATTTGGAGGATTGACATATACATTGGCTACTGAACCAATAATATTAACTCCAGCACCTTGTGGGCCTGTGGCACCTGTGGCTCCAGTAGCACCTGTGGCTCCAGTAGCACCGCTTGCACCGCTTGCACCAACAACATGACCAGCATTTGCATTTGTGCTGTTTGTATAATAAACAATTAAATTACCTGCGAAATCAACAACGGTTGAACTAATACCGATACCTGTGGCACCTGTAGCACCAGTATCGCCTGTAGCGCCAGTTGGCCCTGTAGCACCAGTAGCACCTGCTGGTCCCGTAGCACCAGTTCCGCCCGTAGCACCAGTTCCGCCCGTAGCACCAGTTTGTCCTGTAGGTCCTGTAGGTCCTGTTGCTCCGCTTGCACCAGTAAGTCCAGTTAAACCAGTGGCACCAGTGGCACCTGTAGCACCAGTGGCTCCAGCACTACCTGCAATACCACTTGCTCCTGTGGCACCCGCTGGGCCAGTTGCTCCAGTTGATCCTGCAGGTCCGCTGGCACCTTGTAAACCAGTTGCACCTGTGGCGCCTGTTGCACCAATAGGTCCAGTTGCACCTGTGGCTCCATAACCACTTGCACCAGTTGCTCCTGTAGCGCCTGTGGCGCCAGTAGCACCTACGGGGCCTTGTGGACCAGTTGCACCTTGGTTACTGACACTGACTGCTTGTACTTGACTTAAATTACTTGTTAAACTAAAATCAACATTACCATTGCTGTTTAGCAATGACAGCAACTGTTGTGCCGAAGTTAATATGGCGGTATTACCGGTTATTCCATATAAACCTGTAGTGTTGGTTGTATTAATACTAGCCATATTATTCTAATCCTTTATCGTGCTGAATAGCGTTGGTCTCTGCGTGGTTGGAAGATACTTGTTAGTCTATTATGGCCACCACTCCATTTACCTTTATTGTTTTGATCTTCGATTTGGTTCCAAGCATCATCATACTTGGCTTTCCAATTGGCACTATCATCAGGCATTTTGCGCTTTAGATAGTAGTTGTGTAGTGTGCCATATACATAGCCTTCACTGAAACTTTGTAATACCACATTGTTTTGTATTTCTTGACCTTGGTTATCTAAACTGAATAACAATGGCCATGTTTGGTAGTAATACATGTTGATTTGTGCGCCAGCACCTAGTCCTGGCAAAAATTCATAATACTGTCCTACTTCACCGAACTTGCCGCGAAACACTTGCGGAATGTTAACTGGTTGTAAGTATAAGTTTTCAATAAGTTGTTGTGTTATGATGTCACGATCTCCAATACGATCATAAACAATCCAAGGACCTGCTAGTGCTCCAGTTGAGCCCGGTTGGCCTTGATTAAAGAACAATATAGGCATACGCATATCTGTAGGAATGGGTACATATCCATTGCCATTGGCAATACCAATAGTTGTATAAGGGTTTGTTCTTAATGCTGGTAACTCAATGTTACGCATCATAAGTTCAGTTAAGTAGATACACTGTTTGATTTCATCGTCGTTTGTACTACCTGTAAAATCTTTCACATAATTTACAAGTGCATCTGCATTGGGTATCATTGTTGACATTAGTGTTTTCCTGCAAAGTTAGCGCCAGCAAAGAACTTGTCTGCTCCTACGGCTGCTGGGTATGGCACATCAATTGGTATTGGCAACTTACCACCTGGATAGCAAATGAATGCTGGGTATTCTTGTTGCACCACACGATAAAATTGTGCTTTTAGTGATTTGTCTCGCTTGATAGCTGCCCATGGCATGCCACCAAAATATTTGTTTCCGATCTCTGTGGCAATTACCTCAGGCAACTCCATCCACTTGTAACCAATTTTGCCATCTGGCATTAATGGCGCTAATGGATCCATCCAACCAGCTTCGGCTCGCTTGCGATAGTCGGCGCAAATTTTCATAATATATTCTACATTCAACTGTTCTTTCTGAATATAGAATTTGCCATCTTGGCGACCAGTTGTGGTTTTAATGTTTCGGCTTTTATTAAAATCACTGCGCTTCCAATCACCTTTTAGTGTATTGTATAACCGGTCATTTTGCAGTAATCTATCAGCAATTCCATTGTCTTTTGTTACAAGACCGCCTTTGTCCCAGCGATGTGCGTCTTCGTTAAATTCTGGATCTTGGTCATCCAAGTAACTTTTGTCGTGGTAATTAGAGAATTCGTTCATACAGTTATTTAGCGCAAGACAAAAGGGGCCGAAGCCCCTTTGTTGTTTCCAATATAACTTGCGTTATGATCAGAAGCTCTGTGCATCCCACGCATTTAGGCGTTGGACATACACGCTTGGACGCAATGCGCCGACATTGGTTGTTGAACCGCTGCCAGATACACCTGCGAACGCACCGCTTGCGCTGATGTCGTGCAATACTGCAACACCTGCGGGGTTACGAACGATCAATGTACCTTCCATGATGAACTGATCCAATGAAGCATCAGCATTACTGAATACTTCGTTGTTTGGTCCTAGGTCACGCAATGAACCCCACTGCAACACTTCTTCGTTCAAGAAGTAGATTTGGTTGCTGGCACCAACTTGGTCCATGATCCAAGAATCAAAGATCTCGTAAGTGTAGTTGAAGTCGCCTTCGTATGTGGCAATTGTGTCACCACGCTCGCTGTTGACACGGTTGATACCACGGCTTGTAGGCATAGTATCGCTTAGGTGTGTACGCAAACTTGTTGGGCAGACAATAGTGCGGATTTTTGCGTTGAAGCGTTGTTCAGCAGTTGTTACCAATTGCTTGTACACGCTAGGTGCAAATTGTTGTGGGAAACTAGTATATGTGTAGTAAGAACTACCTAGACCTTCACCGTTGTTTGTGATAGTTGTGCTACCACTAGCGGCAGCAGTACCACCGATGATGTAAGCATAAGAACCACTTGAGAATTGTTGATAACCAACTGTATCACTGTTCTCTAAGTTGAAGTTAGTACGGATTTGGCTACCAGACACAGCCAAGTTACCAACATCATTGGCTGTAGCACCAGCGTTGAAACTGTGTGTACCAGCAAATGCGTTCAATGAACCCATACGACGGCCACCAGTTGTAGCAGTACCTGGGCTAGTGATAGCAGTACCAGATTGACCACTGTACTTAGTACCGATTTGGTCATTACGAACTAGTTGAGCTTCCACATCAAACATCAATTCGATCAATTGCTTGACTTCTTGGTATGCTTGTGGGTCACCACCGCTTTGTTCAACAGCACGAGCAGTACCAGTAGCACCAACAACTGTTGAGAAGATTTGTGTGTAGTTACCCAAGTTAGCTCTTTGGTTGCTTTCAGCATTAGCTGAAGAAACAGCGGCGCCTTCTTGGTTGGCCTGTGCGGCTGGTAAACGATACACATCGTTTGTCCATAGTGGCAAAGTAGAGACTACTTTACGCTTTTTAGCCATACACATGTTTAATACAGGGGTATCGTCCTTAACACGGTTCGATACATCTAAGTCTAAGTCTTTTACGACGATGTCGGTTTGGTATGCGCCTGTGCCGTTACCAATTGCCGAGGTTGTAATTGTTGCCATTTTAATATTCCTTTATAATAATAGCGTTATCTACTTCTTTGTGCCCGCATTGCCTGCATCTTGGCCACTAGAAGATTGTCTTGGGCTTTTGTATCGCCCGCCTTGGCTTTCTCTTGAAGACTGGATATTTCGTCCTTGCGCTGTACAACTTGAGTTCCGGCTCGCTTGCTAGTTAAGGCTGCAATACTGCTGCCTGCACTACGACTTGTGGGCTTGTCTCTAAACTTTAGGCCGTCTCGTAGCAATGACATTAAATGTTCATCACTGGAGATTAGGTCTATGTTCTTAATGCCTGGGACTAATTGTCCTTCAGCACCATCCCATCCCTTGGCTACTTTGTCACGAATCTCATTGTAGACATAACTGTTACGCAGTTCCTTGTCTTTAAAACCCTTGCGATTTGTTTCAAGAATTTCTTGGACTTGCTGTTTGCGGATGTCGTAAAACTGATCCACATTCGGCTTCAACTGATTGATCATTTCACTCTGTTGTTGAATGTAACGCTCATTCTGTTGGATACTTGCTTGGATACGAGCTCGGGTAGCAGGATCTGTTGCTTGTGCCAACTGTTGTTGAAAGGTTGATTGGTAACCTTGTGTCTTTACAATTTCATCGTAAGCCTTCTGTAGTTGAGGGCGTACCGTAAATTCCATTGCCAATAAAAGTCCTTCAGTCTCAGCTCGTTTACTTTGTAAGTATTCATCGAACTCAGCCCGTTCTACTTTTAACTGTCGCGCATCTTCACTTATTGCTGCTCCTTGGCCTAAAATGCTTGCTGCCTTTTTGGCGTCAATTACAACTTCTTTTCCATTTCGCATAAACTTGAACTTGGCGTTCGGGTTTTCATTTGCGAAGTCTAAGAAATCAATCAACTCCTCATTGGTTGAATCTGCTGTGCTTACCTCTTCAGGGGCTTGGGCTTCATCAACTGCCGCTGCATCATATGCTTCCGTAGCATCAACTTCTGGCTCAGCGTTGTCATCGACAACTCCTTCGGGTGCCACAGGGGTTTCATCTGCTGCCGCAGGTGTTACACCTGTCTCAGTTGGTTTAGTAGTTTGAACTTGGTTACGCATTGCGGCCATTTTCTGTGCTATTGCATCCAAACCTGTACTGACTTCTTGGATAGGGACCGTCTCCGCTGGGAGATTAGGTTTATCCTGGACTATTGCATCCATAAATTACCTTTCTATTAAGAGTTGGGCTCTTCAGTCTGTGACTGTTGAGTTACCACCCTGTTTTTAAAATACACCGCTCTTTTAAGCGTTGCAATAAAACCATCAATGCCTGCAATTTGATTAGATATACTAATTCTGCGAGCATTGTCTTCGGGTGCATGTGTAGTTATATCAACTAACGCATCGCACAATTCAAATTTATACTGATGTATGAACATGGCCAAGTCTTTGTTTTTCAACAAGTTCTCGGCACTACTGCCCCATGTTTTCACACGGTCCAATTGACTGGCAGTCATTTTTTTAATGTTGTTCAAATCAACAGTTTGTCGGGCATTGTATGCCTCAATGACATCTAGTTCTATCATTACAATTCCAATCTAAATTTATTTATGCTTAATAAGCACGAGCTTTGTTGTCATGCACAAGTGCATAACCTTCTAGCTGTCGTTTGGCATCATTACCCGACACATCGGCAGCAATTTCATCTGCTCGTGCGCTGTCTAATTTGGCCTTGGCAATCTTGGCCTGATCATCAGGACTTGGTTGCTTGTCTTTCATGGCTGCTTGCGCCTGTGAGATCATTTCTTTAACTTCATCTTCACTTGGCAAGTAAGCATCGGCATCTTTAATGCCCAGGGTATAAAGCACATCGGCAAATGGCTTCTTGATCTTCTTGAACATTGTGGGTGTAAGTGTATTTTGTGCAACCATGGTTTGTACTGTTGTGTACAAGTCTTGTTGTGTCTTTTGAATCACTTGTTGGCGTTGCAAACTGTTTTCTTCGCTACGCATACCCAATGCTAGATCAATGTGTATGGTTTTACGCTCATTGAAGTTCATGTCGTCAAAGTTTAGGTAGTCCAAAAACTCTGCCTTCTTGTCAGGATGGAACTCTTGTGCCAATTTCTTGACACCATAGTCATCACCATATTGAACCAATGTGCGCCATACCAACCACAATGCATCCTTCAAACCTTCGGCACAATTCTTAACTGTGTTGTCTTGAATGATTTGGTTTGGACCAAGTGCTAGACTTAGTTTAGCACCACTATTGCCTGGACTCATAACTTCGGGATTGAATGTGTCTCCGGGTTGTGTCATACCAATCATGGCCATTGTGTCTTGCTGTAGTCGATTCATGGCTTGGTCAATGAATGCAATTTGTCCTGTTGGTCCTGGAAGTGGATACACATCAGTTGCTGGATTAAACTTGCTGTCCAAAATAAAGATTGCGGCTTCACCATCTTGCATCATTTCAAAGTCCACGCGATCTGGCTTGACACCAATACGACTTGTACTTTGTAATAGACCCAATTGAATCTCTGCACGGTGGCCTGATGTCATGTATTCCTGCATGGGAATCACTGATTCAGCAATGCTCATACCATAGAAGTTTTGTGCAAGTGGTTTTGGACACATGTTGGCCACTGGAATGAATTCAACTTCCTTGGCGCTGATCACATACTGTCCACTATAGATTAATTCTACAAGTTCTAATTCGCCATCGCCATCAATGTCGTATCTGTTCCAAATTGTTAAAACAGTGACTTGGCGTGCTTCTGGTTCTTGAGCACTATAGCCCTGTGCTGGCAAGCCGTTAATTGGCACTGAATCACGAGCATGTAAGGCTAGGTTGTTTAACAATGATCCAGCTTGGTATGCACCCACATTTGAGTATTCAGCATAGATCTTAAACTGTTCAAGATCAATGTCGGGATACAGTTCAACAGCCTCTTGAATTGACATGGGTTTATAGAATCCACAGAATGGTTGTTCTTGAATGTCGATCACAGTTGGGTCACACATCCAATAGTGTTGTGCAATGGGACGGAACTTGATGTTTAGGTTGTAGCCAGTTAATTTGTATTTGGCTTCGTATATTGTGTTGCGCTTGATGGCACGATCAAAAATGGTTTGTTGGTCTTCAACAGGATTTAAGTCGCCTTGTACTTCTGACTTGATACTTTCAATGTCAGTTAAGTCTTCTGTGTCTTCGGCTTTTAGATTCATAACACGGTCACGAATAGCATCAGCCATGTTATTGGTCAATTGTTCTTTGGCATCATCAGCGTACTGTGCGCCTTCTGCTGAAACTTCTTTGGCAACTTGTTCGATGTCTACATCAACTTTACGACGACTTGTGCGTAATGCAGTCAATCCTGAATCTCTTGCTTGCTGTTCAAATGCTGCCAATTGATCAGCTGTGCCTTTTGTTGTGACATAACGCACAATTTGTTCACGCATGGGAGCAATCAACATCTCACCATTCTTGTGCAGAGCTGCATCCATGATCCAATGTTGCAAAATAAAGTGCGGATCATTGTTTTGGTTTACAAGTTTGTGTACCATATTGGTGGCTTGACGAGCTGCTTGATCATCCATCTCGTTATCAGGCACAAATTCAAAATTGATTTCACCGTTTTGTGCAAGACCTTTTGAGATCACCGCTGTTGCATAATCCACACTGGGTTTGACCACGGGATGAATATAATCAAGTCCGTTAACTGGTTCTGTTGATTGTGTGACTGCTAGATTCAAATAGTGATAATCGCTAGCACGATTTAGATTGTTCTTTGTGGCCAATAAGCGTAAATTGGCTGCGGCCTTGGCCTGTAGTAAACTGTACATTTTAACGAACCTGGACATCATGCCCTTGTGGTTGTTTAAGTTACTGATTACCGTATTTTTTATATCCAACATCTGTTGTGATCCTATCAATGTATCTATTATTTAGTTGCATTACTTGCCTGGGTCATGTGCTTGTTTCCATGTGGGCCTGCTGGCTTCTCGTGCCCATTTTGTTGTCTGATATTGATGTCTATAGGCACGCATACGCTGTTGAGGACTGCGTCCGTCCCAGGGTTCAGTGTAGCCATTTAAACAGCCCAATAAGGCATAGCGGGCCGAGTCAATGCAGTCATCGGGATCACTGAATCGGCCCTGTGGATCAACAAAGTAGTTTTGTGCCTCACGCAGGAACTCCACACAGTTTTCATTGACATGTAGTGTGCCCAACTCCAACATCTGGCGCATGACATTTATACCAAAACTCTTGTGGTTTGTGGTGCGTCCTTGATCATCTGGCGGATTCATAATGGGTGTGGGATGTACATTGAGTTCGTAACTTTCAAACAGTTCACGAATACTCTGGCTGGTCATGGTATAACGACCCTGTGTGCCTGCATCCGGTGGCAACACTATGGGAGTGCCAAACACTTCGGGCCGCATGAGGTGATTGATATAGTTCATGGGATTGGCCTCTTCTACACCTTTGACCACAATCTGTTGATGTAGCCAGGCCTCACGCTCATGTGGTAGCCAATACATTAGACTCACCACAGTCTTGTCGTTGACCAGACCCAAGTCCAAGGCAATAATGCGTTCAATGCCTGTGGTGTTGCGTAGGTCATAATCACCCGTCCGGTATGTGGGCCAATTGCGTAGTTGAAACACAGCGCCCTTGCCCATGATGGGAATACCTTTAACACGAGCATCACGCTCATGTGGCAAGTAGTCACGCATCAATTGTTGTCGTGTGGCATTAAGCAAGAATGGTTCGCCCCAGGGATCATATTCTGGCACATCATCCCATGACACACGAATGTGTTCATAGCCCTCTTCGTAATTCCAAAATTTGCTAACAAGTCCATTCAATCCCTTTAAGGGTGTGAAACTACACAGCACTTGACCCTGTGTAGTTGCAGTTCTAGTGACAATTTCACTAAAGAAGTCATCAGGTGGCTGTTCATCAAATACAGCCAGGTTAAGTTTGAAACCCTGCATCTGACGCACTTCTTGAGTATAGTTGGCAAACAACAAATAACTTTTGGCTCCTGTGACATGTCGTATCTCAACACCAATACAGTTGGGACCGTCGGCACGAATAGTTTCAAACACAATGTCATCACGCGGTATGGCACCAGTGCCCACACTGTCTTTGAGTTTGATGTCGTTTGTGCCCAGTAGTTCAGCTTGCAATACCAAGGCCACTTGACTCCAACCTTCTCCGGCTACCATGGCAGTAATGGGTTTGTCAAAGCGTCGACCCGTCCACCAATCGGGATAGCGTCCAGTGAGATGACAAGCAGTTTCAAAACAAGTTGACACTGTCTTACCAATACGGTTTGCGGCCAGTATGCCTCTACGCTCACTAGTGCCTGTATTGAAGAACCGCCGCTGATGTTCAAATGGCCTAAAGTATCGCAGTTGGTTGTACTGCATGTCTTGTGCAACCTCTATGACCAACTCTCTAAAACGATCCTGTGTGTTAAAGTCCAGGGTCTTTAATGTGTCAGGAGTTAGGCCATGTTGATCACATACCGAGCGGATGGCACGGCGCATGAGCAATGCTGAGTCTAACATTAAAAGCCTTTGCGGATTTCGTTAAGGTGATATGCGGCTTCACTCAAGTCAGCAAGTTCACCTGGTGTTAGACGCCATGTGTCAGGACGGGCAATGTCCACAGCATCACGCTTGTCTAGGCCGGCTTGTAAGCGTTCCATGACCAAGCGTAGACAATGCTCTACTTGGCCCGGATACTTGATACCAAATGCGTCGCGACTAGCGGCATTGACCTTTTGCATGATCCGGACATCTTCGGCTTGCTTGAGTGCAAGGATTTGGCGTTCAACCATTAGACCACACTCCATGGATTGTCATCAATGAATTCTTCACGCACAACCAATTCACGGTCAACCCATACATCCCACATGTTGCTGTTGTTCATACGCTGTCTACGCATGAAGCCACGAATCTTAGTGCCAAGTGGAGTAATGCTGCCGTCATTGCGAATGATGACTTGTTCGCCACCGCGTGGGTCAACATAGGTATACTTCTCAGGAATCAGTTTGCCATACTTGTTGATCTTCTCACCAACTGCTCGTTGAAACACTGGACCAAGGATCTCATATGTGATCATGCCTGACGCATACTTGACAAAGCGCACTTGGCAGTTTTGTCCTTGTGCCTTCAAGTCTGGATCTGGATGTGGAAACAAGTTGGTGTCAAACACATTGGTTTCAGGGCCGGCTCGGGCAATGTCTGGATCGCGTGCGGGTATGACCTTGGCAGGATCATGTGGTACCAATTCAGTCCGGTCATGGTAGGGATTTTCACTGCCCACAAACTCGGCATCTGGTTCAGCGCCGTTGAGCACTTCCATGGCCACTTGATACTTTAGTTTATTGGCACGACCCTTCAAGTTCAACACCCGGCCGGTTTGGTCATAGACAAAGCGTTGTAGTTCTGTGGCAGTGGGAAAGTCGGTCATGAGACCTTCCATGTCGTATCCACTGTCAAGTAGTTGTGCTGTGACTTTTTTGGGTTGTTTCGCTGCAGGAGCAACTGTGGCAGTTGTCCATTCTACACTGTCAGCGCCTGAGGCAGTAGCCGCTTCTGCTGGTGTGTCTGTGGTGATGTCCCAAGACATGTCTGGGGTTGCGGTTTTCTTTTTCATTTCTGTTCCTTATAAAAAAATGTTTGCCACCAGACCCGAACGCTTGTTTTCGTTCGGCTTCACGGCCCTGGTGGCCCAGCTGTGACTTTACTTCAGACTCTTACTCTTAAAAGAGGCCCGTGTGTTGTCATGAATACTACCACCATTGGTGTATTCAAATTCTTTATACTCATGTGCGCGAGCAACATAAGCCGCTTGAATCATTGTGGCAACGGGTTCACGCGAGGCTTTGGCAGTGTTAAACTCGCCACGCTTCTTTGGTGTACCCAGGTTACCAGTTTGTGGTCCCTGTGCTACATTGACATTGTCTTTGTGATATTGGTTCTGACAAATGTCAGCTGAAGTGCGTGCTGCACGGTCTGCTTCGCGTTCAATCTTTACTGATTTCTTTGCTTGTGCGGTTATCATTTTTTAAATCCTTTTAATGTTTCTGCTAGACGGGCACGCTGGCCTAGTTTGCCAGGTGCTCGAGCGGCCCGAGCCAACTTCTTAGCAGGAATCTTTTCTCCAGCTGGTACGCCCAACTGCTTGTGTAGTGCACCAGGCTTACCAATGGCTGCCTGTATCCACTTGCCGTGTTTCTTTTTAGCGTCTTTCATGATTATTCTGATCCTGGTGCAATGGGTGTAAAGAATATGGTAGATGAACCCGCTGCTGTGATAGCAGACACATACACATTGGCATTACCAGTTAGGCCAGCAGTGCCGAAGTTGCCTTCAATGATCATTGACTCTAGTGGAGTAATAATCAATCCACCTGCATCGTTGCCTACGCTGGGATGGTCCATTGCAATGGCATCAGAATAGTTGTTGAAAATGCCCACATAAGCATTGACAGTTGCGCTGGGATTAGCAACATGGAATGTGTTTGTGCGGCATGCGATATTGGCCACATTGGCAGTTGCGCCTGCGGCTGGGTTTAGTGCTACTGACTTACCAACGACTACAATGGCCATTATCGGCTCCCTACATTGATCTTGTCGGGGTTACCAACAGGTGGGCAGTGATAGCCCCGGCCAATGTTGCTGCCTTGACCAGCAGTGGCAATTGTCTGCTTCTGTGCGTCGCGTGTCACACTTGGACCAATCCGACGCTCGTTACCTGAATCGCTGGCATTGCCCTGGCGTGGACCCATTCCAGCATTTGTTTTTGCTGTTAGGCCACTGTGGTTGCCTGCGAAGCGATTCGCTGCACGGTTAACGCCTGTGCCAGCCATGCCCGCAAAGTCTAAATTTTCTGTTTTCATTTTTTCGTTCCTTTTGTAGCCTTAGGCGGCTTGACCTTTTTAAAACCTGGTACATTGCTGGTCACTGCCCTGCGTGACTTTGCACTGCCTTCCTTCATGACCATCCTGGTTGGGTTTAATTTATAGACACCCTTTGTTGTGGTCTTAGACATTAAAACTCTTCTCCTTGGTCCTCATCGCGATTCTTAATCAAGCCGCGTGCCTGTGTCATTTTGGTTGCACCCTTTTGGATCCGAGTTGGCGCAATCATCTTGTGATAGTGTTCACTGCGCCGCGCACTGTGGCTGCTGTGATGTGAGTCCTTAGCGGCCTCACGCCGTTCACTATAGGCAATGGCCACTGCTTGCTTTTGTGGTCGGCCAGCAGCCATCTCGCGTTTTACATTTTCTCCAAACGCCCGGGCGCCGGTGCTGTGAATTAAGGGCATGTATTATCCTTGTTATGCAGTTATTTAGTGTCTTGCGTTGGGGTCGGGTGCTTCAGGCCAAAGGTCCTGGGCCAATCCACGCCATGTTGACTCAGTGTGTACCGGGGTGTCCCAATCTGATTCCATGGTGTTAGGTTGTTGGAATTTCACCAGTTCTTCTTCAGTGACCAAGTCAATGACTTCAAATCCTTTACGAGCCTGTACGGGAACGCGGCGTCGGGGTCTTGGTAACCAACTGGCCATTACTTATTGACCCGTGTGAGTGCCGCTAATGCATCAGCAAAGGCCTGTTGTCGGGCCGCTACTGCGTCTACCGTCTCATTGACCTCTACACTGGCCAATGTAGCCGAAACTTTGTTTAAGATAAGATTGTGATACTTTTGTGCAAGGTGTTGATCATTGCTTCTGGCCTGCGTAAAGTCAGCAGCCAGTAAATCAACATAGGGTAAGCCCGTGGCGTTTTCAATTGCGGCCAACAGGCCAGCAATGGTGACCTTGTCAGTTGAGCCTTTGGGTCTACCGGCGTTGGCTCTGGCACCACCGCGACTTGATATCTTGGGCTTGCCTGTGCGTGCGTTTAAATTCGATTCAGTTGTCATAACTTTATTTATAGTCAAGACAACCTCGGAAAGTTTTGAATCTTTCCGTTATGCGGAGGTTGGCCCCTGGTCAGTCGTGAAAAAGCCCAGACTCTCTCAACTGGGCCGAAACCTATAAACAGGGAGGCTTTAGGTTTTAGATTTTAGATTCTTACCATCTACGAATTAAATTATAGCCAGGCTGCTCAGATACCCATTCGTATGAATCCCGAATCCTATAATCAATATATTCTTGTGAACATCCAGCATCCTGGCACCAATAAATGAATCTCCAAGGATATCTACCCGCATTGATGTCATCAAACAGTTTTCCAAATTCTGATTTAATTGATTCAGGATCGAACCCTAATTTTACTTCTTGTATTACTTGTTCTGCTTTGTTCATTTCTGTTCCTTTATAAACTTAATTCTATCCACATAAACTTCTTTTGAAATTCTCGATTGTTCCAAATAGTTTTGTCTATGCGATATTCAATTCTATTGCTCTTAAATGTTCTATCTGTTACTGCATAGTTCAGAATTAAAACATCCAAAAATGCATCCTTGTCACTGCTATTAGATTCATCATCCAGGATGCTAATGATCACTGCTGTATCTGTAATTTTTACTTGCATTGTAAGCCTCCTGTTTGTTTAACAATGTGTAGTAATTATAACGCAGACTGTGCGTGTTGTCTGTAGTCTTTGTGCAACATTCGCCCAATTACCTATAATATGGACAAGTGGCATCTATCAGTGCCATTTCAGCACTTGACATCAGTAGTAACGCTAATAACCAGAGTCTCACGCTGCGGCCTCTTCTGCTTCAATCATATTTTTCCCCCAAAATATATTTCCAATAATATATCCAGCATCAATAAAAGATTGTAGTTCTTGATTGATATACAGTCTATTCACTGTATCAGATTTATGCTTGTATTCGTCCCAGTCATAATACCAGTTTTGTGTTGAGCAATAACACCCATCAGCATTATGAATATCAATATTGAGTTGTCTGTATTTCATTCTGCGGCCTCTAATTCTGCTAAATCAATCCACCATTGGCATTCTTGCTCTTCATCGCAACGATAAACACACTCATCGTCTTCATCATATACTGCCCATTTAGGGGCCTTGGCACTGGCTTGGTATTTGATAGTATAGGTCATTCTGCCACCTCTAGTGCGTGAGTTTGAAGTGTGAATGCACGACCTGGATGTTGGGTATTGGCCCAACGAGCAAACTCATCGCACCATTGTTGCAAGTCCCGCTGGTTACGAGCATCAGCGACCCAAGTCAACACATCTGGAGTGTCAGCCCATTCTACATATAGTTTGATCATTGCAATACCTTTTGTGTTAAAGTAAATGTATTATAACGCACTTGTCATTTCTGACCGAATGCCGTGTTGTAACGCAGCAACACACGCAGCAACGCCCTCATCGTCCCATTCGTGCAAACTGGGATAGTCCCAACGCTCAACTTGTGCTATTGTAGCACGGGGCAAGTGGTGTCGAACCTCTGCGTAAAATGCTTCAAATGTATCGTATATCATATCAGTTCCTAGCAAGTTAAAAATGTATTATAGCGCACTTGTCTTTCGGGCACAAATGCGCTGTTGCGTTATTGCAACGCACCAACTGGCACTATTGCACCAATGTCGCGACCAACTTCAATCATGACCTGAGCAAAGCGTTTGGCACCAAGCGCCGCTAACCAATCGTTGAGCTCATTTTCTTTGACATTGTATCGTTGCATGACAGCCTGTGCCACTTCTTGTTCAGTAGGAACCCGTGCAAAGTGCCACATGTCTGTGTTTTTACTGGCTTTGACCAACTTGCCGTTTACTGTAGTATATGCCATTTGTTACGCTCCTTGCGTTGTTGTTTAAGCCACTATTGTATGCTAAGTGTCATTATTGTGCAAAACAGGTGTTGTATTCGTACAACTCGTACTCGAGTATTACTCGTTGTCGTCGCTGAACTGCACTGGATGGTCACTGCGTTTGACATAGTCTTGCCAGTGTTGTTCGGCTTCGGCTCTAGTGGGCTGTGTCTTGCGGCCGCGTGGTCGTACTGGATTTGGTGTCAATGTGCCGGGACATTTGTGACCATCTGTGTAGACCTGTTGGTAAGTGACTCTACGACCACAGCCAGGACAATCAGTGCTGCCACGAATCTTTTTGGGTGGGCCTGGTCTGTCTTCTTTGACAGTTCGTGTTTCTGGCAATTCCAACTTCCACTTGTAGTATTGATCCACTTGTTCTAGGCCTGGATATAGCACTCTATAGATGGTGACTAACATGTGTTATTTAGACTTTTTCTCCCCGGCCCGTAACTTATAAATAGTTGTTTATAAAGGAATGGATATGACACGCAAGGTAAAGTATCAGCCCCAGGCGAACCGGTTTCATGGCGCGGCGCCCAGATTATCAGTAATGCATGCCTTTGAAACTGCTGTGTTGTTAATGGAACAATCAGGCGTTACAGAAGAAGACATCATGAAGTATGTACACATGATACACCAAGGCTGGATTAGAGAGGGTGCTTTGGCGCCCGAGTATTTGGAACTGTGTCGTCAAGCACAGCGTGCTCAAATGGAGGAGGCCGCTGCCCAGGCTCGTGTGCAACAACTACATGACTCAATTGGCCCGCAAGCGATCGTTACTGACTACAGGAACAATAAATAATTGTGTAGCGGCTGGTATAATATTTCCATCTAACTAAGCCATAGTTATTTTTCCTAAAAATCGGCTGCTACATTTTAGTCATAGATCCTTTTTTTCCCGGGTTGGAACGACCCCGTCGGGGGCTTTTCCTTTTCACTTGGCTGTAGGCAGCGCATACCAACCCCGGCCGGTATAAACCTCTAGCACATCACTGAAATAGCGTTCATATCGGGGAGCGACGCGCTCGAGTGTAAACTGTTCTGCGTGTCGTCGGCAGTATTCAGGAAACAGTTCTTCTGTGGTTCGAAATGCCTCAACAAAGTCTCGAAAGGTGTTGCATCTATAGCCAGTGACACCATGTTGATTTAGTTCAGCAAATGCCGCCCAATCAGGAGTTATCATGGGTGTGCCACTGAGCCATGCTTCAACTTGTATGCCGGCAAATGGTTCAAGGTAACCTGACGCAACTGCCACAGCACTGGCACGACTTAATAGTTGGCGTCGCATGCGGGGATCGGCATAGCCCATTTCAGTTACATGCTGGGGACTAGCGGCATAGCCCATGTCCTCGAGTCGGCCCGGGCCTGCAATGACCAGTTTACGACCCGCGGCCTCTGTGGCCTGTATGATGGTGTCCAAGCCCTTGCCATTGTAAACACGACCTAGATATAAAATGTAATCATCCTTGTCTTCGCTGTATGTGAAGTCTTCGGGATCAAAGTAATTGGGTATGACTCTGTGATACCAATCCATGTCGCATGTGCCAATTGACTTCGGTCCATACATGGCATTCATAATGGCATGGCTTTCATATATGCGCCATCGTGCAAATGCACTGGGATAACCAATTCCGGGCTCTATCACAATCATGTCGCTCATGGCGTCGGCAATGGCTTTGTGTCCCCAACCAAAAAAGCACAACAGCATGTCATTGGGTTGCTCGATCTTTTGCAGTAATTCTATGGTATTGGCTGTAAACACTTGGTAAGCATGATCATTGATGTCAAATACACCACCAAAGCCTGTGCGCTTCCATGTTTGTTCATAGACATATTCTTCACCATATGCACTACACAATGTTTCATTATTGGTCACTGAATAGTGTTGAATGCCCGCAGGTATTTGGCTGTCGGCATGTCCAATGTGTATGATGTCATGTCCACGATGATTCATCATCTTCAAGAACTTTAGAACTTTGCCTGTAAATGCACAGCCACTCCATTCAGGATCAGTTATGGTATGTGGAACACCTAGTACTATTAATCTCATTTGAATAGGTCTCCAAAATTGGTCTTGATGGGCTCACGAGCACGACCTGCGGGCATAGCGTCTTCAAAGTCAATTTGTATATCTGGAAAGTCTTCAAACAATCTATTCCAACGACCTATCATGCCCGATGGCCAGTCCTTGCCTGCATTGTATTGTGTAATCAAGTCGGTCATGATCTCACTGGCTGTGTAGTTGGGCTCCCGGCGTGTCTTTGGAAAGCCTTTAAGTGGCAACTCTAATACTTCTTCTTGTCGTGTCTTCTCGGCATGTGCCATTAATTCCTTCATGACACCAAACATGTGATCTGCTGTCTTTTGGTATTCTCGGGCAGTTTGTTTGTAGTAGTCAGTTGAGAAGTTCCGGCCAGGTCTTGGCTCCATTTTCTTTACTTCTTTGATTTTAAATGTTGCCATTATCTTCTCCAGGTCTTTTCAAGTTATCCAACATTTGTCTTAGTCGGCTTTGGGTTTGTTGTTCAGGTGTTGCTACATCAATGATGTTGTAGGTATTACCTCTCAGGTATTCCAAGTTTTGATTGAGTCGTTTGATCTCATATATGAGTTCTGCTATGGGGTCCATATCAAGTCCTTTCATTTTGTATTTTAACTTATTTATTTATAACTGTCAAATCATTAGGTTTGCACGGGCTTCCAATCCAAACTGATCCCAATGATCCAACATCATACTGACAAGATATATCTTCTGGTCTCTTGTTATACTTCCATCCTCTTGAAATTGGTATATCATATCTTGCATGGGATATATGATCTTACCTGATATCTCATGTCGTTTACCAATTCCTTTTAGGAATAATTTTGTGGTATTAATTACTTCTTCCTGATCAAATGCATCACTGAGTCTGTATTTGACATCATCTGATTTGAGGTTATCCAAGTGGAGTTCTTCTATTGCATTATATAATTTCATTTCAATTCCTTTAGTTAAAATAGATCTCTTACGAGATCTGCTCTAAACAAAACCCCTGCTTCGCAGTTGTTTTGATTTATCGCATACAGTTGATTGTAGAATAGAAGGCCAAAAGGTAGGTGCGTCAGCACCTGCTTGGCATTCGATTAGGTCTTCGTTAGAAGACCTCATTGCATGATTTCTATTATTGAAGTCGTGGTTAGCAACACGCAAAACAGAATCGGAATTCCGCCAGTCATGGTTTATCATGTTTATGTCCTTGGCTACTGGTGCCTCGTAGTATAATACTTTTGTCCTTGCGTCATTGTTGTTATTGCTTTCGCATCACCTCTGTGCTACAAACTTACCGCATAAATGTTTAGGTGCTCCCACCTTGCATTAGGAAATACTATACTATCGTCTTTGCAGACGGACGGGTCGTGTTTTAACCCCCATAGGTTGAGATGGTCTCTGTTTAATTCCATAATAAAAAATGTTAAAATGTTGTTTCATATCATCCTTTGATTTAGAGAACTCCATGATCGCCACCCACGGAGCCAGGTGTCTCAGGTTCAAAGGATTCTACATTGCGTAGAAGATGACCTTGCGTAAATTTATTTATCAATAATACAGAAAAACTGTTTTTTCGTCAAATTCAATTTGCTCAATTTCTTGCCGGCGTGCCAATAGTCTGCTGACTTCAGCATCCAATGCATCTGCTTCCTTTTGGGCTTCAATTTCTCGGCGGATCTTTGCCACTACATCGGCCACTTGCTGGCCAGTATACTCCTGGTAAACTTGCGACATGATTTGATATAATTTTTCGTTGATTACAGGCTCAACAATTGCCTTTTTTGCAGTTTTTGTTGCCATTTCAGTTCCTATTAAATATGTGTGCCGACTGTTAAATGTCCATTGGAGGATGCAGGGGAAGTTGTTTTGACATTTTTCCACCCCACATGCCAAATCCAAGTCGGCTTATAGATCTTTAATCCATTTGTATTGTATACGATACTTCATCTTGCAAGCAACAGTTTTGGTAACTACCCATCGCTGGGCAATTTCGGCACTGGTACGATCTCGTAAAAAGCGCATTTCTTCATCTGTGTATTTGTATGTGCGACCCGCTTGTTGCTTTGGTGGCCTTGGCCTTGGCCCCAAACGCTTTTTCATATTGCCATTACTCATCATGACTTCGCGCTGAACATGATAGTCACCTAATATCATGTGCTGGTGATTACAGCAAAGTGGATTATTGCAAGTGTGGATCACAAAGTCGTCGTGTACCAATTCGCGATTCAAATGCAACATCATGGCCACACGATGTGCCACCGTCATGCGATTCTTTTGTCTTTCAAAATCATAAATGTTCATCATGCCGTAGCCTTGCACATGCTGAGATGCTGTCCAATTTTGGCAACCATTGGGTTGTTCATCTAGGTGTGTATAAAAGAAAGTTTCATTGATGCCCAGCTTGCCAATCTTGGTTAAATGATCTCTTGTTATTTTGTTTCTGCCCATTGCATTTCCTTTTGCGATATATTATATTTATATAAATACAGTATAAGGAAATGAAAATGATCGAATGGAAACCTGCACAACTGATTGATGTTGATGCCATGATGGCATTGACTGGACGATACTATCTTAGCGAACTTAATGGCGTATTGACAGCTGATCTAGACAAACTGGCCGAAACTGTAAGCCATTATATCATTAGTAGAAATTTTAATCCTGGTACAGCATTGGTGCAGACAGCTTGGCAGGATGGCAATTTGATTGCATGGCATTGGTTGGGGCGTGGTGGTTCAACAGACTACATACGAGAAGAAATTGCAGAAGCACACATTTTGCATTTGGATTTGGCGCTTTCATCACTAACCAAAGTTAGATTAGTAAATGAAATTTTAGATCAATGGATCAAGTGGTGCCAAATATTAGAGATACCTGTACTGTGTAGCACAACAGTTCGCGAAGACTGGCAAGGCTTTATGCGCTTACATCAACGCCGAGGATTTACGGTACATGGCAGTCATGCATTTATGAAAATCAATAAGGATTTAACATGAGTAACAATCCAGCACAGGGACAGACATTCTCACAACAGGCGGCACAACAATACCAACAAAGCCAAAATCAAGCACAGGGCTTGAACTTATCACAGTTGGCCCAACAGGCACACAATCAATTTGGTAACGCCTACAATGCTTATGCACAACAGGGCATGAATCAACAGTGGGCAGCACAACAATACAATGCCTATACACAACAACCACAAATTTACCATCTAGGACCCA